TCAAAGCAACCCAAAGCGGCCCTCCTCGGGATTCCCGGTAAATACATTCATGGCAACATGCTCCTCCAAGCCTACTGGAGGATGCTGATTCTCTATGACGAGAATCTGACTATTTTCGCCGTGATGCTTGATAAGATACTCGTAGAACCGCTCTTTCAGATCGGTGCCTTTCAACGCAACGTCATCGTCTCCTTCTGGCTTAAAGTATGCAAGCAATGGAGAATCGAGCACTACGAATCCGGGGTGCGATAGACCGGTCTCCTGACAGTACTCAAGAAGTGCAATGTTCACGGCGGCATGGGTGATAGCACGAAGCCCCTTTCCTCGGCTTGCGCGGGGCTTGCCATCAATGACGAAATCAGTGGACTGCTTGTCGAAGTGGACATGGCAGTCACCGGGAAAGTTCCACGACGTCAGGATGGTCGCGACCTTTGTAGACAAGGCATGCGCAACAGAGTCCGGGATTCCCGCCTTAACGGGATCCAACCCCTCACTGCCCCCACCGTCGCCCTCCAACGATCGCTTGCGGTCTTCCAGCTGCTCGCGCCTGGAGAACATCTCGACGAGTTTCTGGACACCGGCCCGTTTTTCCACCAGCTCCGAAAACAAGGCTTGGCTTCCTTTTAAGTCTGGCGCGACTGTTTCTTGGATCGCCCCATCCAGCTCCCGGCACACGACGTCCTTCTCAGCAATAGAACCCCTTAGGCTTCCCTCCTCGGACCTGATGTCGGAGACAGTGGCTCCAAGTTCACCGAGAAGCCTCTCGACCTTCCTTATCTCGGAACTTGCGGCAAAAACGATCGCGTCAACATCACCTTCGCATGTCGCTTCGAGATGCTGCGCCTCTGGCTTCGCCCCACAGACTGGGCACGGCAAAGCTTCGACATGCGAGAAAAGCGACCCACTCTCGCGAATCGCTTCCAATCTATCGATATCGATATTGTAATGATCTCGAAGCAGGTCGAACCGGGCCAGGAGTTCGCCGATTTCATTCAGGCGGTCCTGCATACCGCTTCGCTCCTCAAGCACGTTCCGCCGTTGTGCTAGCAGCTCATTGAGCTCGCGCTGTGCGAGATCCAGCGATTGTCGTTGACCCGAGATCGAGACCTCAAGCAGATGAAGTTGGGCGACGAGCTCATCACGGTTCTCTCCCGCATCCTCAATCTCAATGGCCAAGTCAGCTAGGAGCTCGTCAATAAGCGCGATTTGCTTTGCATTATCCGGGACAGCCTCCGCAGCAGCCACGATCGCAGAATCATCGATCCCAGTAAGCAATAGCTTGACTGTCGCCAGCTCCGCGGTCTTAGTCGTGAACTGGCCGCTCCAGAACGGAGATCCTCTCTGCTGAATTTCATCCTCCTGCACGATCACGAGTCGTGCAAGATCGCGAAAGCTGAGGCTGCGGGTCGTGCTCTTAGCACTGCTCTTCAGGACCCGCTTTCCCAACAGACCAATCTTCTCAAGCAGAAAACCGGATAGATTGTCGGTCTTGTCATGAGCATGGACCTGCTTGAGCACAGTCCCGGCATCGCCAGGCTGGTCTAGGTCCATTAGCGTGAAACTGCCACCCGACACAGCTCTACGAAGGCGCCAGTTTTCACCCGTGCTGGCGCATAGATCAAGCTCAACCTCCCCATACCACGCGCGCTCCGGGATTTCACGAAGCCCTGAACCACCGAGCATGTAATCAATCGACTCGGCAAGGAATGATTTTCCGGTATCGGACGCGCCGCAGACTACATTTACGCCCGAGACGAAATCGAGATTCGAGCTCCCTTTCGGACCATTGAAAACGATCCTGCGAAGCTGAAGGTAGCCATCACTCACTGGCGGCCTCCGCTCGATTGCACCAGCTGGAATTCGCTCGACCATCGCTCGAAAAGGCGATGAGTTATGCGGCGAATTTCCTCTGTTGACACTCCCTCGAACCGCCTAACCGCCCATTCGGCACGTTGCTTTAGTCGACAGGAATAATCGGCGACGAGTTCCGAAATGAACGGCGCGGCTGCCTCTTCTGCCACAAAGTGAAATCCGTCTTCGGACAACATGCGCCTCACCAGGCCTCGGCTCAGCATCAGGACCAATCCTTTTTCGATCACGCCTCGCCTTACAAGAAGCTCTCCGGCACGCAATGGGAGAGGCGCATGCAGGCTCTCTGGACCATCGGCATCTCCGGAGTGGACCACGAGGTAGTCCAACTCCACTAGTCGTTGCAGGTCGAACGCCGCAGGAAAAGCGGCAACCAAGATCGTAAGGGAGCGCACACCCGTTTCCAAAGGGCTGTTGAAGGGGTTAGTGAGGGGCACTCTAATCATGCTTCGGCACCCAGTTTAGGCGTTCATCATTTGTGAGCTGATGGCAGATCCCCTGCCTGTCCTGCGTTTTCATCGTCGACACCAGCGGATTCGAAGTAGCAGCAATAGTGGCAGCCTGTGCGATGGTGGCTTTCATCCGCTCGAACCCATTGGAATGAGAATTTTCACAGACGTCGACAACGCCGTGGAAGATTTCTTCCTGAAGAGCGTCGAAGGTTCCTTCTGGAACGGTGTCTCTGGCGAAGTTCTTCAACGACTCGGCATGGTAGAAGCGTTCGCGCTGCCGAAGATAGTCGCGTTTGAGTAAATCATGTGGAGCAAGGTCAGCGGCGTCAGCCAAGCTTTCTCCAAGATGATCGCCATAGGCATCGAGAATCTGCCGAATGTAACGACTTTCATTCTCGGCGGGCGTGTCAGGTGGTTGACCTGGGTTCGGGCGTGACGGAAGTCCACCACCAAAGCGGACCGAATGGAATCCGGTCTTGCTGTGCTCCTCGATGATTTCGACAAGTGATCTTGATGAGAAAATCGAAAAGTCGAATGCATTAAAGTGATCTCGCAATGCACCGGCGAGGGGAACTTCCTTAGTGGTCGTGATGCCACGGAGACAATACTTGTCCCAATTTTCTAGCACCTTCTCCTTCAGTGCACCCGGCTTGCCCAGAAGTTTCTCCAAGCTGGTGCCGATACCCTGCGAGCATACGAAGTAGTACTGTCGCGGCGATTGATAGTCGCCCAGATGCGAGTAGTAGACGACCTTACCGATTTCTACCCAGATGTCTCCAGGGTGCAGTGGATGGTCGTACCTCTTGCACTGAAAATTGTCCCAGTCACCAAAGAATCCTTGGTCGCTGCAGAAGCCAGAGATGTCCACACCGAGATCGCCGGCTCCGCCGAAACGCCGCACTTTTACGTACGAAGAGCTAAGCGAGCCTGCCCATTCCTCAATGAACTCCTCCCACTCGTCGGGACTGAAATGTCTGACCCGGACAGCCTTGGGGACAGGAACTCCGCTCTGCACGTGCGAAGAAGACAACACATGGCCGGACATCTTCGGCAGGACTTCCTTTAGATCGGATTCCGAAATCACTTAAGCCTCCGCTCGTACCACTTCAGTGTGTGGGGTGCGGCTCTCGATCTTGAAATAGCACCGACTCGCTCATTTCCGCGGAAGCCCTCGCTTTCCCTAGCCGCCCATTCAGCATTCGAGACGATACCTTACCCTCAGTTCGAGCGCCATATTTCCCCGATGGCAGCATCATCGGCTCCTCCACACGTAGGTGACCTAGCCGCCCTGTTAGCTACACTGGAATGTCCGTAAATCAACGTGCTAGGAGTGCCTAGGGGAAACGTCCCCTTGATGCACGGACTCAACGCCGAGACTTTACCGACACCGAGGCAACCGTGGCGACAAACGGGATGTGGCCTGCATAAGTCACCTACCAGACCAAGCGTTGCGACCAAGACTTGCAGTTTGGATGGGTGACGCAGCCGTCCCGATGGCAAGATCAGGACAGCCAATTTTTACCCGGCCCAGCGACAACTGTTTGACCTGAGCCAAGACAGCAAATCCCCCTCGGATCTAAGTTAGATATATTTATATCTTACATATCAAAGACTTGCGCCGGATCTGCAATGGGTCTAGACAGGTTCAATCAGACCGGACAGAGTGCGACTAAGCAGGCTGGGTACTCCCTGATCTGTAGCCTCATGAAGATAAGGCCGCCTACGGGCGGCCTTATCTTTTGGGGCCGAGCGCCTAGCGGCGCGGCGGCTTCCACGTCCCGTCACGTCCGTAGTACACGCAGCGTTCCAGTCCGAACGTCTGAAACAGCATGTCGGATAGAGGCCGGCACCAATTGTCTGGAGCTGAAGCCAGCTCTGACAGGCTGCTCACCTCAAGCATGGGCGGCTCCATTTCTGATTCCCACGGTTCCTGGGTCTGCTGGTCGAAGTCAGGTCCTCGGTAGTGAAGACGGTGACTCTCGATCAACAGGCCAGACAGCGACACGTATGCAGGCCCCACTACGCCAGCGTCGACCAAGATACTCGCGCAACGAGATACAAGATCACGGATGGTTGAGGCGGCCGTGAATCCCATGACTAACAGATCACCGACAGAATTGTGCTTGTTGCCGACCCAGCCGAACTCAACCATGCCTGAGCGGAAGAATCGAACGAACTCAAGCGGGCGCTCTCCGGGTCGGGCATCTTGATAGAGCAGGCCATCAGCAGTGAACGTGCGGCTGTCAGCGTGGTCATGCATGACGCTGCGGTTAGCGGCTGCAAGAGCATGGAGATCTATCAGGTCGCCGTCGAACAATGCGCTGAAGGGAATGATGTGAACGATCAGCCATGCCTTTTCCACCATCCGCTTCCTGTGGATGGCCTCATTGATATGAGCCAACCTGGCGCGCCGCCAGCTTGTGGCCTCTTGCAAAGCCCTTCCTCGCAACTGAAACGCCGAACGGAGTTGGTTGTAGTCCATCTCGATGTTCATTGTGCCCTGGCGATAGGTGAATCGGCGTTGGTTATTGAAGGACGACTGGAAGGGTCCGCCGTACTGAGTTGGTACGTCAATGACTAGGATGTATCCGGCATCTACGAGTAGGGCCGTGACTGAATGCCCGACCAGCCTCGGTTGGATCCCATCCGCTATGGCTTGATCAAGCCGTCGTTGCGCCGCGTCGCTTTCTTCACCTGTTATGGGGACGATGCGAGAAGCACATGCCTCATCGTCCTCATCCACCCCGTAGACGATTCGGCCGCCCTCTGTATTGGCAAGGGCGCAGACATCTTTCAGGAGCTCCCTGCGGCCGTCCTCCTTTTTTGAGGGCTGCTCACGTTTGAAGTCCAGATGCGTCGACTCCTGCGCGCGGTCTTGGACCAGACCCTCCACCCACTCCGTGCTCACTGCGGCCATGCCGTGCGTCTCCGTTCGTCTTGCCGCATGAAACCGCGACTGCAGCCGACCGGTCAAGCCGAGCAGACACTGGCGCGCACACTCGTCTCCCCGCCACGCCTGCGGTCTCCCCCCCCCCCTATTTTTCCGCCCTCCTGCAGGAGCAGTTCAAAGCGCCGCTGAAGATCGTCTAAGTCGAGGCTATCGCCAGTTCAAAAAGAGCTACATCTATCGCGAGATGGCGGCCGGCACCTACCCCCACTTCAACGCCTCTGGGCAGGAACACGCGCTGGTATGTGAGCGATGTCCTGACCTAGGTTGTTGCGCAAAGGCGCACCCAACCATGTGCGCCAGGGGTGACATCAGGCGAGGTAGGAAGGCTTTTTCAAACGGGCACCAACCACTGATCGCCTCTCCATCACCACCAACAAAATCGAGGCAAACGCTTGATTGTGTTGGTGGGCCCACCAGGATTCGAACCTGGAACCAAAGGATTATGAGGCAGCTACCGAATCGAGCCAGATCAATAACATAGCCCTCCGCATTGTTCCGGTGACGGCCCGTGAAACCATTGGCGCATAAGGCGCGTAGGCGCAGTTGTTCCGGTCGCTGGCCACGTTAGAGAACGCCCTGGCCGCTTGCTGGAGGCTTGCGAAACCGCGTCACCCCTTCCTTGCTCGGCACCTCTGGAAACAGGCGTGCAGCACACCAGCGTTCGGAGTATCGCTTGGCCTGGTCGACGCTGGCCGCCCGCGTGTGGATGACCTGCCAGATCTTCAGTGCGCACAGCGTCATCGCCGCGGATCCGTCTGGCTGCAGCACCACCACGGCGACGGATCGATTGCCCCAGCGTAGATCCCAGCGGCCGGCTCTGTACTCCCATCCGTCATCCATCGCAGTGTCCTCGATCGCTCAGCGAGGCATAGCTTAGCGGCGGGAGCGCCCTGGCCAGCGCCGGCAATTGAGCATCGGCGATGGCTGCGATGAGCGAGCAGCAGAGCCGGGCGGCAGAGAGCGCGGGCGCTTCTTGGCCCCTTTAATGACAAATATTTGGATGCCCACCGGAAACAGGTAACTTAGGTAACCACCCCTCACACCACTAGAACTTATTCAATCAAATCAATAATTTATATAGATATATCAAAGGTAATTTTAGGGTAACGTCCGGGTAATCTGATTACCTTTCAGGCAGGTAATCATGGACTGGACAAAAACCCTTAAAAATCAATGACATTACTCGGACCTCATCCTGAAATTACCTCAAATCACCCATGGAGGTAACCTCTTGAAACCCCTGTGGCACTAGGCATTGTCCCGCTTTTCCGGACACGGATTACCGCGTTACCTGGTTCCGGTGGGACACCAAATATTTGGGCTCGGCCGAACCCTCGCTGGGCCTTCCTGGACGCGCCTGCAAAGCAGGCCTTCGCCGCAGGGTTTCGCAGGGATCGGGGCACCCCCGCGAGGGCCGTCAGCAGCAGCTGCGGCGGCCTCCCGGGCGGTGCTGCAGGGGTGCGGAAAAACAGGGGAAAAAGACCGCAGGCGTGGCGGGGCGACGACTGCGCGCGCTAGGACGTGACAGTGCTTCCGCAGCCGCTGCACATACCTTTGAAGGTTCGGGCTTCCCGGCATCCCCATTGGTGCTGCGTCCAACAGCAAAGAAAGGACAGACCGAAGTGCTCGAGAGCCGCTCCCTTCCTGAGCAGAGGTGTCCCGTGTAGCCTTGGCTCACCCAACAAGGAGAGGTGGAGAAGGTGCTTGAGTCGGTAACCGTGAAGCGCTTTAAGAATGTGAAGGATGCGACACTGAAACTCAGCAGGGTCAACGTCCTGGTGGGCACGAACAATTCAGGAAAGAGCAGCTTCCTCCAAGCAATCGCCTTTGCCGTCAGCGCCGCGCAGTCAGCGCTGCTGCATAAAGGACAGACGAAGGGAACTCTCAGCGTGACGTTGGCACCGGAGCAGCTAATTTATGCACCGATGAAGGACGTAATGGCGCTCGCGTCGGGCGGCAGCCTTAGACAGTCAGAAGCCCACGCAATCGAGGTCGACTTTGTGTCCCACCAAGCTGCTGTCACGCCGGTCGACTCCGACAATTCCTCGGCGGCGACGGATGCAGATATGGAAGATGGTGGTGAGGCAGAGCAGCAGAGCGAGGGGGAAGCAAGTGAAACGGCAACCGTGATGTACGACGACACGGTCCTTACTGTGTCGGATGAAGCGCAGGCAGCGTCCGACGCAGACACCGGTGATTTAGATCCTTCACTTTCTACAGACGCATCGTCGGCGCCGTTACCCCCACCATTGCCCGCGACAAAGATTCGGGTGAGGCGTGGCAAGAACTCCAATCTTCTTATCGACGTGCAAAGATCTCACGGTGACGACACTGACTTCGCCGGACTGTCACCACCGTTTTGCATGTACGTTCCAGGTCTTGCCGGCATTCCGGCAGTTGAGCCGTATAGGACGCCTGCCGCGCTGAGAAAAGCTGCCGCACGAGGTGATTCCAACTCGGTGCTTCGCAACGTTCTACTAGCCTTATCTGGAGAAGGATCTGCGTGGTCGACGTTCGCCACCAATCTTGGAATTCTTTTCGAAGATCACTCTATAGCGATGAATTTCGACCCAGATAAAGACGAGTCAATCGGGGCAAATCTAGTTACACCCGATGGTGAACTGCCGCTAGACGCAGCGGGAACGGGCTTCCTTCAAGCCGTACAAATTCTTGCATACGCGGCGCGTGACACCCCGCCCCTTCTTCTTCTAGACGAGCCAGATTCACATCTCCACCCGGACAAGCAGCGCGCCCTCATGGGCCTGCTGCAGACCCTCGCCGAGAAGGGCAAATTTCAAGTAATAATTGCGACCCATTCACGGCACATGATCGACGCTCTCGACGAAAACGAGAGCCTTCATTGGATGAGCAAAGGTGAGCTGATGCCCAGCGCTCAGACAGACTTGGTGTCCGTGTTGACCGAGCTAGGTGCTTTGGATCGCGGCGATCTTCTCCGGAATGGATCAATCGATGCAGTTGTTTTGAGCGAGGATAGGAATCAGAAAACGATAGCCCCGCTAATGGTTGCCTCGGGTTTTTCTAGCGATAGAATCCAAATTTGGTCCTACGTGACTTGTACCCAGATCCAACGTGCTCGCCTGCTTGCAGAATTTATTGCCCAACACGCTCCTGCTACCCAAGTCATCATCCACGTTGATCGTGATTACCTATCGGATGAGGCAATCGAAGCTAAAAAGAAGCAATTCGATGCTGAAAAGCTGACGCTTTTTGTCACCGACGGGGTCGATGCAGAGTCTCAATACCTTAACGCTGACCACGTGGCTTATGTAGTGGGCAACATTAGTGTCAGTGATGCTCAAGCACTGATTGATCAGGCGAGAGTTGCTGCTGAGGATGACTCCCTCAAACGATTGGCGAGGGAGCTGATCATTAGGGATACGGCTGCTCATGCCGGTGACCGCCATCATGTGCCCGACGTCATGGCGTTAGCCGCAGAAGCACAACGTCTTCTGGCAGCCGACCCCAAGCGATGGACTTATGGCAAAAAGGCATTAGGCGTACTGACAGGCCTCCTACAGCCCGGTCGCGGAAACATCAAGTTGATGCAGTCGTCCCCATACGTCGTACACCCTCAGCTTGCGGGGGTAGCGAGTAAGATGACCCAAAATTGATTTTTTGTAATCGAGATGAGGGGGTGAGAAAAACCTCGCCCCCTCATCTCGCTGTCAGCGGTTTAGATCGCCAAGCGATCTCTCGCGACCGCCGCGTAGTGCTCCGTGACCTCACAGCCAGTCCAGCTAAATCCTTCCATCTGGGCCGCCACCAGCGTCGTGCCCGAGCCAGCGAACGGATCCAGGATCCGGCCACCCGCCTCACAGATCCGCACGACCTGACGCATCAGGTCAGTCGGCTTGCCGGTCATGTGCAGCTTGTCGTCGCGGCGCACCTTCGCCTTGATCACGCCCGGCAGCACCGGCGCGTTGCGGTCCAGCGGCATGGCGCCCTTGCTACCCCAAACGATGTACTCGGCCTGGTTACGGAATCGGCCGCGTTGGGGGCGAACACCCTCGGTCTTGTCCCACACGGTCACCCCGCGCCAGGTGAACCCGGCGCACTGCAGCGCATCGGTGGTGAGCGGCAGCTGCCGCCAGTCGGTGAAGACGCACACGGGCGAGCCTTCCTTGAGCAGACGGGCGCACTCGCTCAACCACATCACCATCCAACGCAGGTGCGAGCGCTGGTCGCGCTCATCGCCCAGGAAGTCGGCATGCAGATCGGAACGAATGTACTTCTCCGATGGCGGCCGCTGGCGGGCGGCGGCGGTCAGGCCACCGCTGGCATAGGGCGGATCAGTGATCAGGGCATCGAACGAGCCGGCTTCGAGAGTCGGCAGCAGGGACAGGGCGTCGCCCTTCAACAGCAGGTTTTTCATGGCAGGAGCCTTCTTCAAGTCGCTCGTGGCGAACTGAGGGGAGGCTCTCGGCCTTCATATGGTTAAGCGTGCCGCAGCGCGGGCATTTGATCTGTAGCTCGGCATAGCCGAGGGCGCGGGCGAGCAGCTTGGCGCACTCGCCGCAGCGCAGGTTCTGCATGGCTGGCGGCATTACACGCCACCGCCCAGGGCTTTCGGGTCGAAGGGATCGAACGCGATGACCTCCTGACCGATCCAGTCGTTCACCCGCAGCATGCGGGTCTGCAGGGCCGCCAGTTCCGTCTCGCCCCACACTGTGTAGGCGTCGCGGATGGATCCAAAGCCACCAGCGTTCTGCGGCACCACCCCCAGCAGCTGCGGCGGGATGCGCAGCGACGCCAAGACGTCATCGCGGGTGACGCTCTTGATGCCGGTGAATTCATCCTTGGCAGCCACCTCGCTGACCGGGATCAGCTGCAGGCCGTCCTTCTTGCCGTTGGGCGAGTGCAGGAACAGGTTGCGGAAGTTGCCCACGCCACGGGTGCTCTTCAACGACTCGCGCAGGGCGTCCACGTCTGCGTCATCGATCTGATCGTCGGTCAGGTAGAGGATGAAGCCGGCATGCGAGCCGTTGTTGTAGTACTTGCGACGGAACAGGGTGGCCGACTCGTTCAGCAATGCCGACTGCAGCGAAGGCATCCATTCGGGCAAGCCGTAGATTTCCTGGTTGACGTCAGCCTCCCGCAGCTGGAACACGGTGCCCGGCTCAAACTCGTGCTCATCCTTCCAGCCGCGGACCTGGTAGAACGTGCCCGGCTCAACGCCGCGCCGCATGTACTTGGCCAGTGCCGGCACCAGCGCCATCGCGCTGCCGGTCAGTGAGTTCCGGCGCTCCAGGTAGCCCATGCCGAAATGCACCCAGTCCATGGCGAACTGTTCAAAGGCCTCTCGGCTCAGGATCTTGTTCGGCTTGAAGGTGCGAACCAGCATGTTGGTCTTGAAGCGCAGGCCGGACCCCAGGTACACGTTGGCGCGCGTCGCACGCGACAAGCCGTCAAGCGACACCGGCGGCTCGTAGTACCGGCCGTTCTGCCAGCAGTGGACGTAGTCGAGGATGCCCCCCGATTCCAACACCGGTACCGGATCCCCGAAGGTGAAGCTGACCGTGCGGGCGGGGGCCGCAGGTGCGGCGACGTCGTTCATGAGTTGATCTCCAATCGGCTGCGCCGCGCCGATGTGTGTGGGCGCTCAAGCGGTTCGTTTTGCAGGGCATGGAACAGCGCCCAGGCCAGGTCGGCGTGGCCCGTCTCTTCGCTACGCCCTGCGGTGTAGGTGACCTGCCGCTGACTCTTGGTCAGGGTCTTCTTGATGGCCATGATCGAGCGCGTCAGGTCGAGCATGCCGGCGTCGTATTCCAACCGGCCATTGCTGATCACGTCGTAGGCCTTCAACACCAGCTTGGACTTCACCTCGGGCGAGTAGCTGAAAGTGACCAGGTTGGGAAAGAAGGTCTTCACGATCTGGGCCACACCGGTACCCATGCCGGTAGTGTCGATGCCGATGTAGGTGACCCAATAGCGCTGGGTGATCTTGCGGATGGCCTCAGCCTGGGCGGCGAAGTCATTACCCTTGAACTGGAAGCGTTCCAGCACGCGGAACTTCCCGCCCTGCTCGCTGGGCGGCGCCACCACGACCAGGCCGGCGCTGTCGCCTGTCTCCGCCGGGTCGTAACCCACCCACACCGGGCGGTCGCCATATGGGCGCTGGGCGAACGGACGGTAGTCGCCTGCCCAATCGACATAGCTGTCGACGCCGCATGTCTGCAGCAGGCTCAAGGGGAACACACTGGCACTGTCGTCCACGAACCCGCACATCAGTAGGTTCTCGAAGGCGTCCGCGCTGTATTCCTCGCGCAGCTCATCGATGTCGAACAGATCGCAGCCGCGCCGCTGGGCGTCGAGGATGGTGACGATCTGCCGCCACAGCTTGTCCTGGCCAAGGTGACCACCCGCCAACGCATCGTGCGAGGTGTCGATCTTGATGCGCTTGTCGGCCGGTTTGCCCCGGTTGCGGCGCTCCCCCGTCCAGAAGCTGTACGCCTGATGGGCCATGGTGGATGGCGTGCTGAAGTAGGTCTTGCGCCACTTCTTGTGCATGGCCATGCCGCTGGCCACCTTGTTCAGCTCATCGAACCCATGCGTCCAGAAGAATTCATCGAAGTAGAAGTTGCCGTGGTAGCCCTGCGCGGTCCGGGCATTGGTGCCGAGGAAGAACAGCTCGGCCCCGTTTGCCAGCACAATGCTGTCGCCGCCCTTGAGATCCTTGTCCAGCGTCTCGCGCACGAAGGACTGCATATACCCACGGAACAGGAACGCCTGCGCCTTGGATGCGCTCAGGAAGATCTGGTTGCGGCCCGTCTTGATGGCATCGATCAGCGCCTCGCGGGCGAAGTAGTAAGTGGCGCCGATCTGGCGCGACTTCAGGATTGCGCGGGTGCGCAGGTTGCTGGCCTTGTACCAGTCCAGCTGATAGTCAAAGCACCCATCGACAAACGCGGTGGTTAGCTGCTCGACCTCAGCCTCACTGAACTCGTTCCGGCGTTCCTTCTTCTTCGGACCGGCATTGCGGTTGGCCACGGCCGGATTCAGATCAGTTTCTGTGCCACCGCCCTGGTAGCGCTGGATCCGCGCCTGCCGTTCCAGCTGGCGGTGCAGTAGATCGATCTCCTTGAAGTCGCCGCCGGTCTTGCCTTCCTTCAGGATCAGCTGCACCAAGCGCTGTTCAAGCGCGCCGCCGATGCGTTCGACATTGTCGGCGCGGTCCCACTCGTCACGCGCCTTCCAGCTGTGTATGGTTTTCTCTTTCTCGCCAATCGCCTCTGCGATCTCGGTGACACGCCAGCCCATCCAGTACAGGAATTTGGCCTGTCTGCGGCTGTCGGTCTGGAGTTGGGCGGCGACGTCGTTCACCGCACTAGGGTCGCGTCCGGCGACCGATTCATACAGAAATCAATGACGTAGCGCCGACTTTTACATCTCGGCCGCGTTGCTGCTGTTTGTCGCTCTGCCGACCATGGACCTGTTGAAGCGCGATCCGCGCACACGGCCAAAATCAGCAGAGGACACCATGTCGGATCCCAAGAAGAAATACCGCAGCAAGTTCTTCCGCGTCGCCGTGGAAGGCGACACCACCGATGGCCGTGTGATCGAGCGTGGCTGGATCCAGCAGATGGCCGGCAGCTACAACCCGTCGCTGTATGGCGCCCGCATCAACCTGGAACACATTCGCGGCATCCTGCCGGACAGCCCGTTCAAGGCATACGGCGACGTGGTGGCGGTGAAGGCCGAAGAGGTCGACATCGATGGCAAGAAGAAGCTGGCGCTGTTCGCCCAGCTGGAACCGACTGATGCCCTGGTGAGCATGGTCAACAACGACAAGCAGAAGATCTACACCAGCATCGAAGTGTCGCCCAACTTCGCCAAGACCGGCGGCGCCTACCTGGTCGGCCTGGCCGTCACCGATAGCCCGGCCAGCCTGGGTACCGAAAAGCTGTCCTTCGCGGCCAAGCACCCCGAGGCCAAGCTGTTCGATGATCGCAAGCTCAATGCGGAGAACGTGTTCACCGCGTCGTGCGAATCCAGCATCGAGCTGGAAGAAGTCGGCGCTGACGGCGGCGACGCTACCGGCAAGCTGCTCTCGGGACTCGCTGGCCTCATTGATCGCTTCACCGGCAAGACCACGCCACCGCCGGTACCGGTGACGCCGCCGGCCCCGGAGGGCGCAGCTGATGCGCAGGCGTTCGCTGGCCTGGCCGAAGTGCTGACCGGTATCCACGATGGCATCAAGGCCAACGGTGAGCAGTTCGCCGCGCTGCGCAAGGACCTGGACGAAAGCCGCGCCGAGTTCAGCGCGCTGGAAAAGAAGCTGTCGAGCACCGCTTCGACCACGCAGGCCTTCCGCCCCGTCGTCAACGGCCCGTCTGACAAGTCTGTGGTCACTGACTGCTGACCAGTCGCCGCGCCACCGCACACCGACCACATCCCCGCCTTTCGGAGACCACCCATGCGTAATGAAACCCGCCTGCTGTACACGGCGTTCCTGAGCCAGATCGCTTCCCTCAATGGCGTCGCCGACGCCGGCCAGGTGTTCAACGTCGATCCCACCATCCAGCAGAAGCTGGAAACCCGGATGCAGGAGTCCAGCGACTTCCTCGGCCGGATCAACATCATCGGCGTCAACGAACTCAAGGGTCAGAAGGTTGGCATCGGTGTTTCCAGCACCATCGCCGGCCGCACCGACACCACCGGCAACGGCGAGCGCTCCCCGCGCGACGTCTCCGGCCTGGACAGCCAGATCTACGAGTGCAAGCAGACCGACTTCGACACCGCGATCCGCTACGCGCTGCTGGACGCCTGGGCGAAGTTCCCCGACTTCCAGGCCCGACTGCGCGATGCCATCGTCAAGCGCCAGGCACTGGACCGCCTGATGATCGGCTTCCATGGCACCAGCGCGGCGGCGACCACCGACCGTGCCGCCCATCCGAATCTGGAAGACGTCAACATCGGCTGGCTGCAGCAGTACCGCACCAACGCACCGTCGCGCGTCATGAGTGAAGTGGAGGCCGCATCGGGCAAGGTCGTGGTCGGCGTCGATGGTGACTACAAGAACCTGGACGCCCTGGTCTACGACGCGGTGAGCAACCTGATCGACCCGTGGCACCGCAAGGATCCGGGCCTGGTCGCGGTGGTTGGCCGTGGCCTGCTGCACGACAAGTACTTCCCGCTGGTCAACGCCGACCAGCCGGCCACCGAGAAGTTGGCCACCGACGTCATCCTCTCCCAGCGCCGTCTGGGCGGCCTGCAGGTGGCAGAGGTTCCGTACATCCCGGACGGCACCCTGCTGATCACCTCGCTTTCCAACCTGTCGATCTACTGGCAGGAAGGTGGCCGCCGCCGTCACGTCGTGGAGAACCCGAAGAAGAACCGGATCGAGAACTACGAGTCGTCCAACGACGCCTATGTGGTCGAGGACTACGGCTTCGGCTGCGTCGTCGAGAACATCGAGATCAAGGAAGCCTGATCCCATGGCCGCCAGTCCCGCCAAGAAGCACCTCAGCCGCGTTCGCGCGGCTGAGGAATCTGCCCGGCGCCAGGGTTCGGCGCCGGTGGACAACGCGTCCGAGTACGAGCTGCACATGATGAAGCTGCAGGACCATCGCCTGCGCCTGAAGCAGATCCAGTCGGGAGAGGCGAAGGGCAAGTTCAAGGCCGAGATCCTGGACGACTACGCGCCCTACCTGCAGGGCGTGCTGCAGGCCGATGCCGGCGGCGACGATGAGGTGGTTGCCACCCTGATGCTCTGGCATATCGATGCCGGTGACTTCGCCGGCGCGCTGCCACTGGCCTCCTATGCTCTGCGCCACAACCTGGCCATGCCCGACCGCTTCGCCCGCACCACCGGCTGCCTGATCGCCGAGGAAGTGGCCGATGCGGCCCTGCGCGCCCAGGTGGCTGGTGCTGACTTCGATGTGGAGGTGCTGGATACCACCACCGCGCTGACCGCCGAGCAGGATATGCCGGATCAGGTCCGCGCCAAGCTCTACCTCGCCGCCGGCCGCAGCGTGATTCGCGCTGACGACGTCGATGACACCCCGCCGCCCTTCGACCAGCTGGTCAAGTGCGTGGCCAACCTCAACCGCGCTCTGGAGCTGGACACGGCGTGCGGTGGGAAGAAAGACCTGGAGCGCGCAGCCCGCCTCCTGAAGAAACACGCTCCGCCCACCGTCGACGCCACGCAGAGCAGCGCAGCGGACGCCGGCGACACCGGCACCGGCCCTGCGCCGAACGTCGGTACCGACAACGCTGGCGACCCGCCGGCAGCTGACGGTGTCACCGGGCAGAGCTAACCGAGCGTCCCCGCAACCCCCGCCGGCTCGGGGCTGATCCACAACGACCTCTCTCCCGTTGTGGTGACGCCCCGACCACCGGCGACTAATTCGAGGCCTTATGTCTGCATTCATCGCCCCCGGCAAGAACGCTCCCAGCGACGACATCATGTCGGGCACCTGGTGGCCGTCCGTCTCGCCGTCCCAGGTGCGAGAGGACATGAGGATCACCGGCGCGGTCACCGAGCCGCGCCTACGCAGCAGCCTGATCAACGCTGTGACCACAGTGAACACCGCGCTCGCGGCCTGGGCCCAGCGCCATGTTGCCGATGGCCACGAATCGCTGGCCGACGTACCCGCCGATTTGATCGCTGGCGTCTCACGCCTGGTGCTGCTGTACCGCCGCGCGGTGGCCACCTATGCCGCCGCCGAGCTTACCGAGCGCTACCGGTCCTATGACGCCACCGACAGCGCCAACCAGCGGGCCGACGACCTGACCCCTTCCATCGCCGAGATCCGCCGCGATCACCGCTGGGCCATGCGCGACCTGCAGGGTCTGCCCCGCACCACGGTGGACCTCATCTGATGCTGGTCATCGCAGCCCAAGGCGACACCCTTGACGCCATCTGCTACCGCTACCTGGGAACCACTGCCGCGTGCGTGGAGCAGGCGCTTGCACTCAATCCCGGTCTGGCCGCTCTTGGCCCGATCCTGCCCCAAGGCACCTCCGTGGTGCTGCCCGACACCACCACCCCAGCCGCCGCACCGCGCCCGCTGGTCCAGCTCTGGGATTGACGATGACCGAACCAACCTCCACCGGGACCCTCTTCGCGCTGGCCACCAGCGTCGGGCTGGCATCGCTGCTCCCCGGCGTAAACCCCGACGCCCTGATCGGCGCATTCGCCGGCGCCACCCTGTTCGTGGTGTCAGCCAAGGACCTGCTGCTCTGGAAGCGGCTGTTCTACCTGGCAGTGAGCGTCGTGCCCGGCTACATGGGCGCCACCGACGTCATGCGCCGCTTCGGCTTGGAGTCGGCCGGGCTGGCGGCATTCCTGCTGGCCGCCTGCGTGGTGACGATCACCCTGCGGCTGATCGAGGGCAGCGGGAGCATCGACTTCAAGTCCTTCCGCCGCGGAGACCGAAATGGCTGAGATCACGACCTTCCTCGCCCTGGTGGCCAGTCTGGCCACCTGTGCTCGCCTGATCACCTACCGCTCCCACGCAGGCGCCACGCACCGGCCGGGCGCCTCAGTGGTGGCGTGGGTGCTGATCGCATCCACCGGCGGCCAGGCGCTGCAGATCTTGCTGTACGGCCCCCGCGCACACGTCAGCCCTTGGCAGCTCGGCCTGCTGCTGGTGGTGCTGCTGCTGACCTTCCAATCCAAGGGCAACGTCGCCCGCATCCTGAGGACCGACCCATGACCTTGACCGATGACATCCTCGCCCGCGCGATGCAGATGCCGGTGGCGCGCATGCAGCGCTGGACCCAGCCGCTCAACGCCGCAATGGCCGAATTCGGCATCACCACCCGCCGCCAGGTCGCCTACTTCCTCGCCCAGCTCGGCCATGAAAGCGTCAGCCTGACCCGCGTGGAGGAAAACCTCAGCTACAGCACCGCCGAGCGCGTGGTAGCGGTGTTCCGCCGCTTCGACCTCAACCTCAACCGGAAGATCGAGCCGGAGGAGCTGGCTTTCGCCAAGGGCTTCCTGAACAACCCGCAGAAGCTGGCCAACTATGTCTATGCCGGGCGCGGCGGCAACGGTGACCAAGCCAGCGGCGACGGCTGGCGCTACCGTGGGCGTGGCCCGATCCAGAACACTCTCAAGAACGGCTACGCCCGCATGGGCGCGCTGCTTGGCCTGCCGCTGCTGCAGAGTCCGGATCTGCTGCTGGATCCGGTCAACGGTGCGCGTGCCGCTGCCGCCTACTGGAAAGACAACGGCCTCAACCGCTGGGCCGATGCCGGCGACGTGCTGGCCCTGAGCCGCGCCATCAACCTGGGCAATGCGCGCTCCAAGGCTAAGCCCGAGGGTCTGGAAGACCGGATCGCCCGCACCAACCGCGCCGTCGCGCTGCTGGGGGCCGCGTGATGGGCCTGAGCCTCGATCCGATCCGCCCCTACCTGACCACTGCCCGCTGGGCTGCGCTGGCCATCCTGGTGATCGCGTGGGCATGGTTCTGGCACGGCCAGGGCGCAGCCGAGTGGGAGGGCAAGTACAACACCGAGCAGGCGGCCCACCAGGCCGCGCTGAAAGCCCACGCCGCCGTGCTGGAAGGGTTGGCCAAGGCCACCGCCGAGACGGCCGCCAAGGCCCACGCTGCGGCGCTGGCGTTGGCCGACGAACGGGCCGATAACGATGACCGCTACAACAAGAAGGTGGACGATGCGAAACAAGCCCGTAGTGACCTTGCTGCTGCTCTGCGTCGTGGCGACGTGCAGCTGCAGCCGTGGTGGCAGTGTGATGCTGCGGCCGGATCCGACCCCGGTACAGCTTCAGCCCTTGCCGAAGGCGAAGATGCAGCCGCCAACCTTCGGGCAGCGGACACGGCAGCGACTGTTGCGGACGCCGACCACGCCGACGCATGGATCGGCTGGCTCCAAGACGAACTGATCAGCACTCGCCGGCAGGCTGTGGCCGCCGGCTGTGCCGTGCAGGTCGAGCCGTGAAGAAGCCGGCCTCCCTGCGCGCTGCGATTGAGGCCGCTGTGCCAGAGCTGGCCACCGACAAGGATCGCCTGCTCGCCTTCATCGACAACGGCAGCATCGTGTGTACCGGTGTGGAATCACGCTCGTTTGAGTGGCGCTACACCATGAACCTGATCATCACCGACTATGCCGGTGACCCCAACCGCCTGTGGCTGGCGCTGCTGGATTGGGTGCGGGTGAACCAATCCCCCCTACTGACGGGCCCCAGCCTGCAGGAGCAGATCCGCTTCGAGGTGGACATCCTGGCCGATGACAAGGTCGACCTGGACATCAAGCTGCCGCTCACCGAAAACGTGGTGGTCGACTCCGACGACGACGGCAACGAAACCGCGTCCCCCATCGATGAGCCGGTGCCGACGTGGATGAGCTGACCTCGCTTGAAAGCTGGATCGGGCCGCTGCTGCAGCGCCTTGAGCCAGCGGGCCGCGCCCGACTGGCCCGCCGCATCGCACAGGATCTGCAGCGCGCCCAGAGCGAGCGCATCGGCCAGCAGCGCGCCCCGGATGGAACCCAGTACGCCCGCCGCAAGAACCAGAAGCGGCAGAAGGGTGGCCGGATCCGCCGCCGCAAGATGTTTGCCCGGCTCCGACAGTCCAAGCACCTCAAGGCACGTGGCAACGCCAGCGAAGCCTCGGTGTTCTTCATTCGTCGCGCCGCCGCCATTGCCCGCGTCCATCAGGAAGGCCTGGTCGACCAGGTGCGACGCGGTGGACCGCGCGTGCGCTACGAGCGCCGCGAGCTGCTGGGCTTCGCCGATGGCGACAAGCAGCAGGTGATCGACACCCTGCTTAATCACCTGTCCGGGTTGTAACGAACACCCGTACAGCGCCAGCTCCTGTCGCGCGCGCGTGGGGCTGGCGACCATGACGGCATGACTACTTTCTCTGCCGTCGACCTGTCTCGCCTGCCTGCGCCGAGCGCGGTCGAAGTCATCGACTACGAGGTCCTGCTCGGCGAGTGGCTGGCCATGTACCGGGCCAAGGACCCGACCTACAGCGCGGTGGTCGAGTCCGATCCGGTTTACAAACTGGCCGAGGTCGGTGCCTACCGCGAAATGCTGCTGCGCCAGCTCGTGAACGAGGGCATCAAGTCCGTCCTGCTGGCCTACGCGGAAGGTTCCATGCTCGACCACCTCGGCGCCTTCTATGGCGTCGAGCGCCGTGTGGTTACCGAAGCCAACCCCGCCTTGGGCACGCCGGCAGTCATGGAGTCCGATGTGGAGTTCCGCCGCCGCATCCAGATGGCGCCCGAGGGATTCTCTGTCGCTGGCCCCGCCGGTGCCTACATCTTCCACGCCTTGGCTGCCGATGCCCGCGTACTGGATGCCTCGGCCGACAGCCCCCAGCCCGGCCACGTCGCGGTCTACGTGCTCTCCCGCGAGGGCGACGGCACCGCGCCGGACGATTTGCTGGCCAAGGTGGCCACGGCGGTCAACCACGTCGACGTGCGCCCACTCACCGACTTCGTAACCGTGCTGAGCGCATCGGTGATCGAATACGAGATCGAGGCAGTGCTCGATGTGTATCCAGGCCCCGATCCGGCCGTAGTGCTCCAGGCGGCCCAGGAGGAAGCGGCCGCCTACGCCGAGAAGAATTCGCGGATGGCGGCTATGGTCAGCCGCTCGGCATTGGACCGTGCGCTGCATCAGGAGGGTGTGGTCGACGTCACTCTGATCAGCCCCGCGCAGAACATCGCGGTGGGCGTGGGCGAGGCCAGCCGCTGCACCGGCATCCGCATCACCCATCGCACGGTGGGCAATGTCTAGCCTGCTGCCGCCGAACGCCACCCCGCAGGAGGTGGCGGTCGCCAAGACCATGGCCCGCCTGTCGGCCGTGCCGGCGCCCTTCGATAGCGCGCTCGATCCTATGCGTGCGCCCGAAGCCATGCTGCCCTGGCTCGCCTGGTCGTTCAGCGTGGACACGTGGGGGCCGGATTGGCCGGTATACGTGCGGCGAATGACGGTGAAACGGTCGTTGGCCATCCACCGGCGCAAAGGCACTGTGGGCGCGATGCTGGATGCCATCGAGGCCATTGGCGTGCCAGCTCGGGTTGAGGAATGGCATCAACGCGTTCCCCACGCAGATCCGTTCACGTTCCGCGTACTGATCGACTCCATGGTCACGCCGTTTCGCAAAGAGGATCTGCAGCGGCTGCTTGAAACCGTCGAAGCGACTAAGAACCTGCGCTCTCACCTGCAGGAAGTTGTGCCGGGGCTGACAAGTCCCAGCGCGGTGCACACGGCCAGTGTCACGGCCATCGGCAGAGATATGGCCGTCAGCGCACGTTACTCGGACGTGTCGCTCCTGCTTGAAGCCATAGAGATAGGCGAGCCGGCCGCCATTGCTGCGGCAGACAGCCTCCACACATTGCTTCACATCACCCTACCCGCAAGAGAGACCCCATGAGCGTTGCAAACAAGGTCGAACAGTTCTCGAAGGATAGCGACCTGGCACACAAGATCATCCACGGCGCACGCGGCGAATCGGTGATTACCGAAGGCGGTGAGGTTCCGACCTATGCCACCGCGATGGCCAACCTGCAAGAGGTTCCTGAGCGGATTTCCGCACTGGAAGACGCTCAGCGCGGTGGGCGAATTGGTCGGTCCAGCTGGACAGAAGCGTTGGAGAAAGGCCCTTACGCCGTCGACACGCTTATCGAGATCCCAGCCACGCTGGATGCAGGCTCGCATGTGGACCCGGTAAAGCCGGGCGGCCAAGTCGTTCCAAACGCGGGCCTTTTCATCCAGAGGCCCAGCGGAATCGAGTTTCTCAGCAGCGACGCCCTGGCATCGAAGGCTGACCGTCGGGCGGTCGATGCAATGATTCATGTGTTCGAAGCACATCCGGACGTGCGTGCCGCGTTGCTGTTCGGTGATGAGCGCTGGCGCTCTTGGGTCGAAGTGGGTAGCGACGGCCAGCCGACCGACTATGCCCGAGACCTCATGCTGCCCAAGCTGGCGCCGCCGTTGTCACTCCAAGTGCAGCAGGACATGGGCTACAACGTGCGCAGCGGCGATCCCGATACCAGCGTGGCGCTGTGTTACGCCGATGGTTACGTGGCACTGCAGCTCGACAGGGACGGCCAGCCAGTCGGCGACCGCCCCCGCGCCTCGCTGTTCCCGGCTGTGGCGTGGGGCGATTCCACAACCTACGGTGCAGACATTTCCGATCCTTGGACGGATCGCTGGTCCCGTGTGCTGGAAAAGCGGATCGGAAAACAAATCATGAACATGGGCGTCAGCGGAGAGCGCTCCGACGAAATTCAATTCCGCGCTGGGTCCAATGCCATTCTCGCAACGGTCGTCGGCGGAATTGTCGCCGCCTCTGGCACGACGACCATAACCCTCGACGGTACCGATCCTCTGCGCGCCTCCACTTCGGAGCATCAGGTCGTCGCAATCTGCGAGGACGGGACACGGATCGACGGGAAACTGAGGGCATCGGGCAGCACCCGGTTTTTCATTCGCGCATTCGATGGCGCAGCGGTTCCGACCGGCAAGCTCCGGCTTGTGTGCAGTACTGGTGTCAGGCTGCGCGGGCAGCTGTCGTTCCTCGGCCAGGGCATCAACGATGAACCTCTGATTCTCTCCGGCGAACGGTCAGTGGAGGCGGTCAAGGGCTGGTACTCGGCGCACATTGAGGCGCTTTCCCCCTTCAAACCGACCTATGTGATCTGGGGGCTGCTCGACCGTGGCCCATCCGAAGGGCCGGGCACCGAAATCGGCCAGTACATCCGTGCGGTGGAGACCTGGCTGTTCACCCGCTTTGGCGCTTCGTTCGCGCCAGTGCGGCAGTTTTTGGCAAGCGCGTACGCATTTGACGTGGCCAAGCGGATCTCGCCGACGTTCACGGCAACGGCAGAGGATCTTGTGGCCGTCGCAGCTGGAACTGTACCGGCCGCTTTCCGCGCGACTGCTGGGTCAGTTCACCTCAACCCAATTGGCCACCAGCTGCAAGCCTGGTTCCTTCATCAACACCTGATCGCTCGAGGCATCATCTGATGGACTTCAAGACTCTCGTTATGACCATCCCAGGGGCCCCGGCTCCCGGCCACAAGCTGAAGAAGCTCAAACGTCCTGGCACTGTGCAGGCGTCAGACACCTTCCAAGACGACCGCGCCGAACTCCATGGATCTGCGATGGACGGCGCTGCAGGTGGCGCCAAGTTGGTCTGGCAGGCGACCCCGGAAGCATTCTCGGCCCTTGGCGGCTACCTTCGCCCTGGCAAGACAGTCTCCGGGGCCGCTAACGGAGCAGCGGTGGAAATCGGCAATGCCAACGTCCGCTTCACTGCGCGCGTGATGGCGATGCCGAGCGCCGGGGGCACGCTGAACTTTGACCTGCGTAAACCCCGTGCCGATCTCGGTCCGGTCTACTCTTCCTGCTACCGCCTGCAGGTGTCCCCCACTGGCGTTGTCAGGCTTCAGCGGAAGGTGGACGGGTCCAGCTACATCACTGTCGCCACGGCTACTGCGGTGCTGCTGGCGACCGATGTGGTGGGTGTTGAGATCTACGGAAGGCAGATCAGCCTGATCGTCAATGGTGAACCTGACGTCATGTGGACAGAAGAGAACACGCTGCTCAGTGGCAGGTTCTTTGAGATTTTCGTAGGAGCGCAGTTCTCGCTGTACGTGGACTGGGTGAAGTTTGAAGCGCTCACCTAAGCGCGGCCCAAAGCCCCTCCCATCGAAGACGAAAACATGGTCATGTACAGCACAATCCACACCAATGCAGGGCTGATTGCCCTTAATTCAGCTCGGCTGAATGGCACGCCTATTGCCATTTCGCACATGGGCTTCGGCGATGGCGCAGGCAACCCGGTCGAGCCCGACCCCAGCGCCACAGGCTTGGTGCGTGAGCGCTACCGCACCGAAATCAATCGCGTCTATCAGGATCCGGACAACCCGTTGCTCTTCTTTGCCGAGGGCGTGCTCCCGGCAAGCGTGGGCGGGTTCACGGTACGCGAGCTGTCGGTGATCGATGTCAACGGGACTGTATTTGCCTTGGCCAACACGCCCGACAGCTATCAGCCGACCCCGGATGAAGGCGCCATCGGAGATGGCATCTACCGCGTCGCCTTCACTGTCGCCAACGCCGGCAACGTCGTCATCCAGCTCGACCCTAATACGGTCGTTGCCTCGCGCGCGTGGGTGCTCAACATCACCAGTGCCGCGACTGTCATTCCTGGCGGAACCACAGGGCAGACCCTGAGCAAGAACAGTAACGCGGATGGCGATGTTGTCTGGCGCGATGCCGGCGAGGTCAACGTACTGGTGAGCACGATCGAGGAACGGCAGTCTCTGGCTGCTGGCCAGCGCACTGTCGACCTCGCGGTGACCACCACCTTGGGGCTGGCCGTTTACATCAACGGTGAGCGAATCTCGCGTGGACCAGCGGTGGATGAATGGCTTCCTGATCCCGGTGTTGCGACTCGACTGGTGCTCGGACAGGCCTACCCCGGCGCCCGAATGATCGCGTCCCAGAATGAGCCAGCCGGTGCCATCGGCACTCCCTTGGAGCGCAGCGCCAACCTCGCTGACGTGCCCGACCGCACCGAGGCCCGAAAGAACTTGGCCATCCTCAGCGCAGAGGAAACGCGACAGATGGCACCCGCCGGCATGATCGGTACGTTTGCCGGCAGCAACGCGCCCACAGGCTGGCTCAAGGCCAATGGCGCCCAGGTGGCCAAGGACGCCTACCCGGCTCTCTATGCGGCCGTGGGTGACTTGTACACACCGGCGGGGCAGTCGCCGGCCGCTGGCAGCTTCTTCCTTCCCGACCTGCGAGGCATGTTCCCCCGCTTCTGGGATGACGGACGTGGCAACGATGCAGGACGAACCATCGGCTCCAATCAGGGCGATCAGCTCGCAGCGCACGCCCACGGTGGCCGCACCAGTGAAGCCGGTGACCATGCCCACGATTCCTCCTTCGGTGAAGGCAATAAGCACACCGCGGCGGCGCCCTACGGCATGAGTCCTCACCGCCCCGGCAACCGCAATGCCGGTTCCAGCGGCGGCATCGACTACGACAACTACGCCTGGCAGACCTCCACCGATGGAAGGCACGCGCACGACTTCACCACCGGCGTAAGCGGCGGCAACGAAACCCGCCCGAAGAACGTCGCGCTGCTGGCCTGCATCAAGTACTGACCATGGCCACGAAGACTGTCTACCTTGTCGACACCGCCGGCCTTCTGGCCGGCACCGCGCAGGCTGATGAGTCGCCGCTGCAGCCAGGCATATGGCTGCTGCCGGCCGGCGCGGTGGAGACACCGCCGCCGTCTCAGTACCCGGCAGACCGCTGGCCGCGCTGGATCGGCAGCGGTTGGGTGCTGGCCACCGCACCGCGCTCCCGCCGCGCCGGGCTGTAACGACGACCGCTACACCCCAGCTGCAGTGCGCCCTCCCGCGCGCACGAGCAGCATGGGGATATGGCTCTCGACCTCGCCCGCCTCATCTCCAATCTGATCCGCAACGGCACCATCGTTGCGGTGGACATCGATGCCGGCCTGTGCCGCGTCGAGTCCGGCAATCTGACCACCACGTGGATCCCGTGGCTGACGCTCCGCGCCGGCACTACGGTCACCTGGTCGGCACCCTCGCCGGGCGAGCAGGTGGTGCTGCTGTCGCCCGAGGGCGAGACCGCCAATGCCATCGCGCTGTGCGGCCTGTATTCGGGCCAGGCACCCGCCCCGGCCGCCAGTGCGGCGATCACGCTGCTTCGGTTCGCCGATGGCGCCCAATTGCGCTACGACGCCGACGCCCACGCACTCGATGCCCTGCTGCCGGCGGGCGGCACCTTCACCGTCACGGCCGATGGCGGCACCACCATCAACGGCCCGCTGACCGTCAACGGCGAGACCACGCTCAACGGCAATGCCGCCGTGGTGGGGGACACCTCGATCACTGGCAAGGCCACGGCCGATGTCGACATGGTCGCCGCTGGCATGAGCCTCAAGGGCCACAAGCACCCCGGCGTGCAGCGCGGCAACGGCCTGACGGATCCGCCGCAGTGAGGGGCATGTCTGCCACTACCGGCCGCGCCATCGAAGGTGCTCAGCACCTCGCGCAATCCATCGGCGATGTGCTGACCACCCCGCTCAACACCCGTGTGATGCGCCGCGACTACGGATCGCTGCTGCCCGAGCTGGTCGACCAGCCCTTCAACGGCCAGACCCGCACGCTGCTGTATGGGGCGGTGGCCACGGCGCTGATGCGCTGGGAGCCGCGGATCCGCATCAGCAAGCTCTCGATCTCGCAGGGGGATGCCCCCGGCGCGTTTGTCCTGGACGTGGAGGGCACCCGGACCGACGTCACCCAGGGCAGTGGCTACACCCGCCTGACCATCCCCCTCCGCTTCCGCTAACTGGAGATACCCCATGGACTACCATCACGGCGTCCGCGTCATCGAAGTGAATACCGGCGTCCGCCCCATCCGCACCGTGGCCACCGCCGTGATCGGCCTGGTCGCCACCGGCGATGCTGCCGACGTCACTCTGTTCCCGCTGAACAAGCCGGTGCTGATCACCGATATCGACGGCGCCATCGCCAAGGCCGGTGCTACCGGCACGCTCAAGGCATCGCTGGAAGCCATCGCCGATCAGACCAAGCCGGTGTTGGTGGTTGTTCGCGTCAAGGAAGAAGACAACGACGGCGAGCAGTCCATCGCTGTGATCGGCAACAAGACCGGTGGCGAGTACTCGGGCCTGCAGGCACTGCTGGCCGCCGAGGCAAAGGTGGGGGTGAAGCCGCGCATCATTGGCGCGCCCGGCCTGGACACCCAGGTGGTGGCCGCCGAGCTGGCGGTGGTGGCCAAGCGTCTGCGCGCGATGGCCTACATCAGCGCCGGTACCGCCAAGACGGTGACCGAAGCCACCGCGTACCGCGAGGAATTCGGTGCGCGCGAGCTGATGATCATCTGGCCGGACTTCACCGCCCTGGACAGCACCACCGGCCAGATCGGCGCAGCCTACGCGGTCGCCCGCGCCTTGGGGCTGCGCGCTCTGATCGATAAGGAACAGGGCTGGCACAAGAACCTGTCCAACGTCGCGGTCAACGGCGTCACCGGCATCTCGCGCGATGTCTACTTCGACCTGCAGGATCCGGCGAGCGACGCCGGCGTGCTCAATGCCGGCGACGTCACCACCTTGATCCAGATGAACGGCTACCGCTTCTGGGGTTCGCGTACCTGCAGTGACGATGTGCTGTTCGCCTTCGAGACCGTCACGCGCACCGCGCAGATCCTGGCCGACACCATCGCCGATGCCATGGCCGTCTACGTCGACAAGCCGATGCACGCCTCGCTGATCAAGGACATCATCGAGAGCATCAACGCCAAGTTCCGCGAGCTGAAGGCGAGCGGCTACCTGATCGACGCCAAGGCCTGGTACGACCCGGACGTCAACACGCAGACCACCTTGGCCTCTGGCGGACTGGTCATCGACTACGACTTCACCCCGGTCCCGCCGCTGGAAAACCTGCAGCTGCGCCAGCGCATCACCGACAAGTACCTGGCCGGCTTCGCCTCGGCCATCGCCAACTGATCCCACCCTGCCTGCGGCGGTCAGCTGCTGACCGCCTTGGCTCCGCATCGGAGAAAACCCCATGGGCCTGCCCCGCAAACTGAAAGGCTTCAACACGTTTACCGCCGGCGAGAGCTTCCTCGGCGAGGCCAAGTCCATCACGCTGCCCGAACTGAAACGCATCATGGAGGCCTACCGTGGTGGCGGCATGAGCGGCCCGGTGAAGATCGACCTCGGTCAGGATGAGATCCAGATCAAGGTGGTCTACGGCGGCTTGATGCGCCCGATCCTGCGCCAGTACGCCGAGACCAGCCACGACGCCGTGCAGCTGCGTTTTGCCGGCGGCTACCAGCGCGACGACAACGGCCAGGTCGACGCGGTGGAAGTGGTCATCCGCGGCCGCCACGAAGGGCTGGAATTCGGCGACGCCGAAGCTGGCTCGGACACCGAGTTCACCGTCACCACCGCCTGCAGCTACTACAAGCTGACTTGGAACGGCGAGGTTCTGATCGAACTGGACCTGGTGAACATGATCGAGAACGTCGGCGGCATCGACCGCCTGCTCTCCCTGCGCACTGCCATCGGCGCGTAACCCCACCACACCCCGCGACGGGCGCCACGCGCCCGCTCGCTTCCCCCCTGCATCCCCGAAGGAGAGATCCATGACCGCCACCACCGTCCCCAACACGCAGAAGGCCGCACGCAAGGCCACCATCACACTGGAAGAGCCGCTGCAGCGCGGCGACACGCAGATCACCTCGGTTGACGTCCGTCGCCCCGGTGCCGGCGAGCTGCGTGGCCTGAAACTGGTTGAGGTGCTGAACATGGATGTCAGCGCGCTGGCCACGCTGCTGCCGCGCATCACCAGCCCGACGCTGACCAGCGCCGACGTCGCTGCACTGGATCCGGCTGATCTGCTGCAGTTCGGCATCGAGACGGCCGGTTTTTTCATGACGCGGGAACAGGCGAGTGCCCAGGGCTACCCGGCAGCGTAGAAGACGCCATGGCCGACGTGGCCACCATCTTCCACTGGCCGCCCACCGAGATGGACCGTTGGTCAGTAGAGGAACTGATGGAGTGGCGCGAGCGCGCCCGGAAACGCAGCGGCGCCCCCGATTGAGGGCGCCGTTTTTTCATACGGAGACCAGGTAGATGAGCGAGAACATGCGGCTGCGCGTCCTGCTGGACGCGATTGACAAGGCGACCGGGCCGATGCGCCGCGTCCTGGGCGGCAGCCAAACACTGACCGCGTCGCTGCGCTCGCAGCGAGAGGCACTTCGCGGCCTGAACGCACAGCAGCGCGACGTGTCCGCGTTCCGCGAGCTGGCGGAGAAATCCAAGACCTCTGCAGCGGCATTGAAGGACCAGCGCGCCAAGGTGCGGCAGCTGGCGGCGGAGATGCGGGCGGCCGAGCAGCCCAGCGAAGAGCTGGCGCAGAAGTTCGCCGCCGCCACGCGCACGGCCGGACGGATGAAGTACGAGGTGGGCCGCAACGCCGAACGCCTGCAGGCGCTGCGTACCAAGCTGGCCGCTGCCGGCATCAGCACCAGCGAGCTGGGCAACCATGAGCGCCGCCTGCGCACCGACATCGTCCGGGCCAACGAGGCCATCGAGCAGCAGCAGAAGCGGCTCACCGCGCTCAATGCCGCCCAGAAGCGTTCCCAGGCGCTGCAGAGCGCGGGCCTGAAAGCCACCGCCCTCGGCGCCGGCATGGCCTTCGGCGGCCGCAGGGCTCTGGATGCGGCAGTCCTGCCGGTGGGTGAGGCGGTCGGGTTTGAATCGGCCATGGCCGACGTGCGCAAGGTGGTCGACTTCGACACTCCACGCCAGTTCGCGCAGATGGGCCTGGACATCGAGGATCTGTCCCGGCGCCTGCCGATGGTGCCCACCGAGATCGCCAAGATCGTCGCCGCCGCCGGTCAGGCGTCGATCCCGCGCAAGGAGCTGCTGCAGTTCGCGGAGGACGCCACCAAGCTGGGCGTCGCCTTCGACACCACCGCCGAGGATGCTGGCCAGACCATGGCCACCTGGCGCACCGCCTTCCGCATGGGTCAGGCCGAGGTGGTCACCCTGGCCGACAAGATCAACTATCTGGGCAACACTGGCCCGGCCAGCGTCCAGAAGATCAGCGACGTGGTGAACCGAATCGGCGCGCTTGGTGAAGTGGCTGGCCTGCAGAGCGGCCCGCTGGCCGCCCTCGGCGCCACCGTTGCAGGCATGGGCATCGAGTCCGAGGTGTCGGCCACCGGCATCAAGAACATGCTGCTCACCCTGTCCTCGGGCGAAGCGGCCACCAAGCGCCAACTCGCCGCGTTCGACAAGCTGGGCCTCAGCTCCACCAAGATGGCCCAGGCCATGCAAAAGGATGCCGGCGGCGCGATCCTCGATGTGCTGGAGCGATTGAAGAAGCTGCCGGCAGCGTCGCAGGCGGCCACCATGACCACGTTGTTCGGGCGCGAGTCCATCGGCGCAATCGCACCGCTGCTGACCAACCTGGACCTGCTCAAGACCAACTTCGACAAGGTCACCGACGCCCAGCAGTACGCAGGATCCATGGAGAAGGAATACGCGGCGCGCGTGGCCACCTCCGAGAACGCCATGCAGCTGGCCAAGAACACCATGCTGGTGATGGCCGGCACGCTCGGCCGCACCCTGCTGCCCGACATCAAGGCTGCCTCCGAGGCCGTGGGCCGCGTGGTGGGCGGCTTCATCGCCTGGACGCGCGAGAACCCGCAGCTGGCGCGCGCGCTCACCGTGAGCGCGGTGGCAGGCGCTGCGCTGGTGACGGCGCTGGGAGCGCTGCTGACCGTGGGCGGCCTGGCATCGATGGCGCTGGGCCAAATCAGCGGCGCGGTGGCCCTGCTGTCCGGTGGCGGTGGTGTCGGTGCCCTGATCGCCCGCTTCGGCACGCTGGCCACTCAGGTGCTGCCCACCCTGCTCAACGTGGGCCGTGCCCTGATGGTGGTGCTGGGTGGCGTCAGCTGGCCAGTGCTGGCCATCGCCGCTGCCGTCGCTGTCGTTGCGGCGGTGGTGTGGAAGTACTGGGGTCCGATCAAGGCTTTCATGATCGGTGTCTGGCAGGGCCTACAGGATGCATTCGCACCGGTGCTGGCCGAGCTGCGCACCGCGCTGGCGCCGCTGGCACCGCTGTGGGATCAGCTGTCCTCGGCAATCGGCAAGGTGTGGGATTGGGTCAAACAGCTGTTCGCTCCGTTTGAAGCCACCACCGAACAGCTGGAAGGTGCCACCAGCGCCGGCCGCACGTTCGGCCAGTTCCTGGGCGTGGCGCTAACGGTGCAGCTGCGCATGGCCGTCAAGGCCATCGGCTGGCTGGTCACCGCTGCTACGACCATGCAGGAAGTCGTCATGCGTGTGGTCGGTGGGCTGGGCCAGTACCTGGGCGGCGCGTGGTCGGTGATCGTCGGCCTGTTCACCGGCAACGGTCAGCGCATCAGCCAAGGCCTGCAGAGCATGTGGACCGGCATCAACACCCTGATGGCCAGCTGGCCATCGCGGATGATGCAGGCGGGTATGGACATGGTCATGGGCCTGGTCAGCGGCATCCGGTCGAAGATCTCCGCCGCGACCTCGGCCGTGTCCGGTGTCGGCCGGGGCGTGATCGATCAGTTCAAGGGCATGCTCGGGATCCACAGTCCGTCCCGCGTGTTCGCCGAGCTGGGCGGCTTCACCATGCAGGGTTTGGCCAACGGCCTGCAGGCGGGCCAGAACGGCCCACTGGCTGCGCTGCAGGGCATCACCCGCCGCATCCAACAGGTGGGCGCTGGCGCGGCGCTGGCGGCCCTTGCCGGGCCAGTGGGGGCCGTGGACAGCCGCCCGCCCATGTCGGCCAGCCAGAGCTCGCCTGCGACTTCCTTCGGGAAGATCGAGATCCACATCCACACGCAGGTCGGCCAGGACGCGGGCGATATCGCTCGGATGGTCCGCGCCGAATTCGAAGCCCTGCAGCGACAGCAACAGGCCCGCGCGCGCTCCGCGCTGGGCGATAGGGAGTAGCGACCGATGATGATGTGCCTTGGAACCTTCGTTTTCTCCCTGCGGGATGGCGCCTACGAGCAGCTGACCCGTGACCTGTCGTGGCGCCACGCCCGCACCGAGCGTGTGGGCGCACGTGCCGCGTCGCAGTTCGTCGGTCCCGGCGAGGACACCGTGCAACTGAGCGGCCTGATCGCGCCGCCGCTGACCGGCCAGTATTCGTCGCTGGCCACCCTGCAAGAGATGGCCGACACCGGTCAGCCGTGGTCGCTGGTCGCCGGCGACGGCACCGTTCTGGGGGCATACGCGATCACCAGCCTCAAGCAGACGCACAGCATCTTCTTCCCCGATGGCACGCCGCGTAAGGTCGAGTTCCAGCTCAGCCTGGACCGGGTGCCGGATGAGGCCATGGCCGAGGACCAGGCATGAGCAGCCGCACCGGCTACCCGGTTCCCGCCTGGCGCGTCACCCTGGATGGCAAGGATCTGACCGACCGCATCGCACCTCGCCTGCTCGAGCTGACCCTCAAGGAATGCCGCAGCGGGGAGGCGGACCAGCTGGATCTGCGGATCCACGATCATGACGGCCGCATGGCGCTGCCGCGCAAGGGTGTCACGCTCACAGTGGCGCTGGGCTGGCGTGACGCCGGCCTGATCGACAAAGGCACTTTCGTGGTCGATGAGGTCGAGCACAGCGGCCCGCCTGACGTCATCACCATCCGTGCCCGCAGCGCGGAGCTGACCAAGACCATGCGCACACGCCGTGATCGCAGCTGGCATGACACCACGGTCGGCGCGGTGGTAGGCGCCATTGCCGGCGAGCACAGCCTGCGCGCCCGCGTAGCGCCCGTGCTGGCCAGCCTGGCACTGGACCACCTGGACCAATCCAACGAGAGCGACGTGGCGCTGCTGACACGGCTTGGAACGCGGTTCGATGCGGTGGCCACCGTCAAGGCCGGCAACCTGGTGTTCTCCCCCATCGACAGCGGCACCACGCCTGCCGGCATCGAACTGCCCCGCGCATCGATCACCCGCGCCGATGGCGACAGCCATCGTTTCAGCGAGGCCGAGCGCGACACCTACGGCGGCGTACGCGCGTACTGGAACGACAAGAAGGGTGCGCGCCGCAAAGCGGTGCTGGTTGGCACGTCGACCAACGCCAAGAACCTGCGCGAGACCTACGACAGCGAGAAGACCGCGCGGGAGCATGCTGACGCCGAGTGGAAGCGCGTGCAGCGCGGCGCGGCCAAGATGGATTACTCGCTCGCCCTGGGGCGAGCGGATCTGTACCCGGAGCAGCGGATCGACGTGTCCGGGTTCAAGGCCGAGATCGACGGGCGCACCTGGTTGATCGCCGAGACGACGCACAGCATCACTGGCAGCAGCGGCTTCACCACTTCGCTCGTGCTGGAAACGTCCAGCGCGAATGCGAAGCGCGCAGAAGAGGCGGGAGAGAATGCTATCGGGACTGAGCTTGGCTAATCAGACTGGTCGCTTTCATTAGCGTAACGCCAAAGCGCCACGCCAATCTCATCGCTCGACCACCGGCGGAGTTTTTCGGGGAAAGACCTTGGCGCCGACGGTCATATTTTTGGTCTTCCAGCGCAAGTACCGGAATGCGCCTTGGGCTGGGCCGTATGTTTCATCCATGACGTCCAATTCGGTCCAATCCACTCCCTTCAACGGGTCGTCGTAGTCTGTGGGGAACTTCAAGAAATCGAATATGACTTTTACCGAAGACTCTGCAAGGTTGCGGATCGGATGATCAGGAATTGTGTCGCTTTCACTGACGCTAAATACCTGGGTACTCATCGATGTGACCATTGCCAGCTCTTCCAGCTTCCGCCCCGCCTGCTCCCTCCATTCTGGATGGCCGAAAAAGAATGCTGGGGGCAGCGCATTGCGCTCCCCATACGGACCCTTAAGAGTTAGCGCTTCATACAGCTTTGTGCGAACTTCCTCCGCTGCTAGAGCGTAGGAAAGCTTGTACTCCGCCGAGTCGATTGACGCGCTCAGCGAGATTGCCCGCTGTAACAGCCTCGCTGCGCGAAGCCAGACTATGCGATCGTTGTTTTGATCTTCTAGCATCCGACATGAGGTTTCCAAGCCCTGTTGGCACTGCTCGAAGATGATCTTAGACCTTGCCTCGGATCGGTCGCGTTCGATCTTCCCCTTGTCTCTTGCAAATGCCATTACGGCAATCAGGACACCCGTAGCCGCGACCACCGGTGCAACCAGATCCTTCGACGCGGCAATGCTTGCCCCGTTAGCAACATCCCTGCCCATGGCTATCAAGAGGGTGATCATCACGCTCACCCACATGACGACGGCCAGCGCGATACCGACCCGAACACCGTTGATTGAAATTTTGCTCCAAAGCTTCGCCAGCGGCGGTACATTCATCATCACGATCTCTCTCACATTGCGGCGAGTTTCCTCGCCTGGTGTACACGGTCGATAGACGCAGATAGAGCCGGTGGAGCACCGCTCCAACAGCGGATGCGATAGACGTTCTCGCACCGATGCCCCCTGCCAGAAACAAGCCTGCATGCAACAAATGGTAGGCCGGCTGCAAGTCTTTCGTTGGCAGCGCCAGCCAAGCCTGCCAAATGGCAATAGTCAGAAGCGCGGTTGCCAGCGGTGCGCTGCCTGCGGGCCGATGGTCATCTTTGCCCTGCTCTTCCCGCTTCGCTGCGATGGGGCATGTCATCTCGACGCGACCCGTAAACACCTGCCCGATGGTTGCACCGTCAAACACCGTAGTACCGCTGCACCGGCAACCCGCCGGCAAACCGTTATCCGTACTGCTGCACCGCATAGTCCTTCACACTCCAATCGCGCACTCTTGCGCCCCCGTTGGAGAGAAGTAGACCGAGTCCAGCACGGAACAAAAGTTAGCGGGCGGGCTTCTTGGTTGCGCCGCGACTATTGACGGTCAGCTTCTGATTGCGCAGATCCACATCACCACTGAACTGCTGGCCGATGGTGGTGTCGTTGAACTGCGTGCGCGGTGCCGTGGCCAGGGGGCTCGCGTGAGACACGTCGCCGGTTAGTGCCGTCATTGCGGCCGCGCGGGCGGGCGCTGGGGCGGCGCGCCAAGCATCCAGCAGTTCCGCATCGCCGGGGGCGAGGCGTTCGCGCTTCCCGATCAAGACGTATGCAACATCTATGCCCAAATCGTGGGCCAGTGCCAGGTAAGCCGCGCTCGCGCCTACCTCATCCTTTTCATAGTGAATCTGGGTGCGCTTGGTCACGCCGCAGGCCACGCCCATAGCGTTCTGACTCAGGCGCAGTCGATTCCTTTCTTCCTTCAGCCTTGTGCCCACACTCACGCTCAAATCTCCTTGACAGGTGAATGATCTTTCACCAACATTGGTGCAAGATGTTTCACTGCTTGTTCACTTAGTTTTTACACGGGGGAAACGGAATGGCTTCACAACGGACTGGTGTAAAGAAGCTGCGCACGCCGGAACAAGCCCGGCAGTTCCTGCGCGACAACGGCATCACTGTCGTTGAATTCGCAAGGCAGAACGGCCTGGACCGCCACGCGGTCAACGATGCACTTCGCGGCGTCGGCAAGGGCAACTTCGGCAAGTCGCACCAAGCAGCCATTGCACTCGGCATCAAGCGCGATCCGGATTCTTGCACAAAACCCGCCGATTCCCGACGAAAACCCACATCCGGCTCCACGTCGGGCTCCACGTCGGGCCCCACGTCGGGCAAAGCCGGTTCGGCCAAGGCGGGGAGCAAGAACCGGCGATGAGCGCTTCAACCATCAGCAGCCGCGCAACGTTCTCCTGTGAAGCCTGCGATACCGCGTTGCTTAAACGCACCAGCCGCCTGCAACACCGCCATCTGCGGTCGGACGTGTGGGTGTGTCCGAACCCGCTGTGCGGGGCGAGCTACACAGGTAATTCCGAACTGACCAGCATCGCCAGCCCCAGCGGCATACCCGATGCGCCGGCATCGGAGTTGCCGCCGACGCCGGGCTACACCAGGGCGCTGCTGCAGATGCAATGGAAGATGGAGCACGGCAACAGGCAGCTGGACATGCTTGATGCAATTGCGGTTGTCGAAGGCGCCCGGCTTGACGCTGGCGGCGACGATCCGCGACCGCACCAAGCTGCTGCGCCCTAACGCGTCACACCACCCTTTCCCTACTGCTGGGCTGTCGGCTGTGCCGACGGCGATGGACTGCTGCGCATGAACGTTCTGGCATCTGAAATGCTTTCCCACACTCCCCCTTGTTTCCCCTTGACTTACGGCGGGAGGGAGAGCAGAGTTCGCCGCAAGGAGCTTAGAAACTCCGAGGATACAGCGGCACCCGCGCCCGACAGCATCGCGGTTTTTTTGCGCCTGCATTTCGTGCGCTCCGACGACTTTCTGCGTCGGGAGGCGACAGCTATACAAAACCCGCAAGGGAAAGGCTGTCGGCCGGTCTGTATCCCGGTTTCTAACCTCCCGACATCCTCGTTGGGGCGCGTAGAAACGTCTCTTCGAGGCCAATCCTCGGATACAGGAGACGTCTCCATGGCGCATGACGCCCCTTCCACGCCCGGCCCCAGCTCCGCGCGTCAGATCTCGCTCGTTTTCGGCTTCATCGCCGATACCCTTGAATGGCCCCATGCCGACTACCAGGCGCTGATCGTGCGTCTGGAAGCAACCGGCAAGCCGGCGTTGTCCATCACCCTCAATGACGTCCTCGCGGCCTACACCGCCCAGCAGAAGGCACGTAACGGCGACGGTGCCGGCCAGCGGGGAGCGCACTGATGGCTGCCGCCACCCCCGCCCTACGCCCGGTAATCGAACTGGATACGCCTGTTCCTGGCGTCGCCCTGCGCTGCTCCTTCGACCAGCGCGGCATGTTGTATCTGGCCCTCGTACACCTCGCCAGCGATGCAGCCTTGACCGTTTCGGCGCACACCACCAGCAGTATCCGGGCTGCAGCTACCCATAGCCTGCAGTGCGGCTCGATGGTGTACCTGCTCGCCGCTGGCGAGGCGGAGCGATTCCTTACGTGGCTCCGCAACGGCGGCAGCACCATGACCGGAGTGAATTGATGGACAAGCGCAACCACCTCCCTCCCCAGCGTAATCCCGGCCCTGTTCCGTCCGACCACGCTCAGGTCGTCAACGGCGACGACTACGACCGGCTCTGGCGCATCGCTTACGCCGTGGAGTTGCTCGCCGCCCTGCCGGCCGAGGCCGCCAAGGTGCTGGGGATCACCGCAGACCATACGTCGGCCGTCGCTGAGTACATCTCCGACGACCTGCGCGGAATCCTCAGCCGCTCCACCCCCGTAGACGAATAACTCAGTACCGCCCTGGTCCGGCGGCGCGCCAACGCCGCTGGTACCAGGACACCCCAGCTCAGGAGAGAGCCATGCACCACCCCAACACCACCGCTTCATCCGCGGCGAAAGGCTGACCTGGCGATGCAAGAAGACATTCGCCAGCAAGTCCTGCAGCGCGTGGAGCGAGACTACGGCCTTAAGCACCGCAGCAGCACCGACTACATGCGCGGGGGCAGGTGCCCCCACTGTGGCAAGAAGGAGCTTTACACCAGCTATTCCAAGCCGTGGGTGCTGCGATGCGGCCGTCAGGCCAATTGCGGCCGGGATGTGTTCGTCAAAGACCTCTATGACGACCTGTTCGATGACTATTCCAAGCGCTATGTGCAGACCGAGGCCAAGCCCAACGCGGCGGCCGATGCCTACCTGCAGACTGCGCGCGGCTTCGATCTGCGGCCCCTGCAGGGGCTCTACACGCAGGACAACTACTACGACCGCCGGATCTCGGCCGGTACCGCTACGGTGCGCTTCCCGCTTGCCAAGGGTGGCTGGTGGGAGCGTTTGATTGATCGCCCGCACCGCTTCGGCAAGCAAAAGGCACGCTTCGCACCTGGACAGAGCTACGCGGGCGTGTGGTGGGCTGCTCCTGCCGCTATCACCGCTATGCGTGACGCACGCGAAGTGTGGATCGTGGAGGGCATCTTCGACGCGATCTCTCACCTGCAGCGCGGGAACTGCGCCGTGTCGGCCATGTCCAGCAACGCCTTCCCCGAGGCCTCGCTGCGTGAGCTGGCCGCCTCCCGCCCGGGCAACCTGCCTACCCTGATCTGGGCACTGGACAATGAGCCGGGCGCGCGTGCGTACATCCAGCGGCACGCCAAGCGCGCGGAGAAGCTCGGCTTCAAATGCAAGGCGGCGCAGATTGTTCAGCGAGATGGCAAGAAGACCGATTGGAACGACCTTCATCTGCGCGCCCTAGCGGCCGACGACCAGCAGGCACGGTGGGATTCCGACCTGGCCGAGGCTCGCTACCATGGCGATCTGCTCATGGCGCGCACGGCGATGGACAAAGGCCTGATCGTGTACAGCCACGACAAGCAGACCGAGTTCCATCTGGAGCACCACTCGCGGTTGTACTGGTTCGAGTTCGACCCGCAGCGGTTTGAGAAGCTGTGTCGTGATCGTGCCGTTGATCGTGACCTGAGCGAAGACGACGAACTGGAGGCCGACGAGCTCGCCAAGATCCAGCGCGCCGCTGCATCGGTCCGCCAGATCGCCAACTGCTACCCAGAAGCGCTGTACTTCCAGCGACATGAGGCCACCGATGAAAGCTGGTACTTCTTCCGCGTGGACTTCCCCCACGACGCTCCGTCGGTCAAGGGCACCTTCACCGGCCCTCAGGTGGCCAGCTCCACGGAGTTCAAGAAGCGGATCATCAGCTTGGCTCAGGGCGCTGTGTTCAGCGGCTCGGGTCACCAGCTGGACCGCATGATGGAAGACCAGCTGTTCAACATCAAAACCGTTGATACCGTCGATTTCGTTGGATACAGCCCGGACCACGGCGCCTACATCTTCGGCGACATCGCCGTGCGCAATGGCGAAATCAGCCTGGCCAATTCAGAGGACTACTTCGAGTTCAACAAGCTGCGGCTGAAAACCACGCAGAAGTCCATCCGCATGGACATCCAGCGCGACGCCGAAGCCTTCCGTACCGACTGGCTGGAGTGGCTGTGGCTGTGCTTCGGTACGCACGGCATGATCGCCCTGACGTTCTGGTTCGGTTCGCTGTTCGCCAACCAGATCCGCAGTGCACACAAATCCTTCCCCTTCCTCGAAGCCACCGGCGAGGCTGGCGCAGGCAAGACCACCCTGCTGACCTTCCTGTGGAAGCTGCTCGCACGCAGCGACTATGAGGGCTTCGATCCGGCCAAGTCATCCAAGGCCGGGCGTGCGCGTGCCATGGGCCAGATTTCCGGCATGCCGGTTGTGCTGCTCGAGGCTGACCGCGATACGCCCGACAAGGCCCATGCCAAGTCGTTCGAGTGGGATGAGCTGAAGGACTACTTCGGCGGCGGCACCCTGGCCACGCGCGGCGTCCGCAATGGTGGCAATGACACCTACGAGCCTCCATTCCGGGGCACGATTGTCATCAGCCAAAACGCGGCGGTCGATGCCAGCGAAGCGATCCTGACCCGCATCGTCAAGCTGCACTTCCGCAAGCCAACCGTCACCGCCGAGAGCCGGATCGCGGCCGACAACCTCAACGCGCTGCAGGTCGAAGACCTGAGCCACTTCTTGATCAAGGCGGTGCGCTCCGAGGGCCAGGTGCTCAAGAAGTTTAAGGAGCGCGTGACCTACTTCGAGGCCCGACTGCGCGAGAAGACCGATCTGCGGCTGGAACGCGTCATCAAGAACCACGCGCAGATGCTGTCACTCCTGGACTGCCTGCGCGATGTGATCGATATCCCCGAGCACATGGTCGTGGCCACGCGAGATGCCTTGGTTGCAGCAGCCATGGAACGGCAGATGGCCATCAGCGCCGATCACAAAGTCGTTAACGAGTTCTGGGAGACGTACGAGTACCTCGAAGGTCTGGCAAACGGAGAGCGGCCGATGCTCAACCATTCCCGCGACCCCAACAAGATCGCCATCAACCTCAACGAGTTCGTGGCCAAGGCCGGCCAGCACGGCCAGGCGGTTCCCGACCTGGTCGATCTGCGCAAGCACCTGACCGATTCGCGGCGCTACAAGCTCATCAGCGCCAACACCGCAGTGAACAGCAACATCCGCAACACCATGCTCGGCAGCAGCTTCACGGTGAAGTGCTGGGTATTCAAAGCGAAGTAAGACGGCGTGTAACAAAGCGGTCCGGCGGGCGGTGCGCCAACACCACCCCGAAGGCCATCTACCAACAGAAGCTCAGGAGAGAGCAATGCAAAAGATGAACGGCGAAGCCGCAACCACCCCCACATCTCCGCTGGATTCCAGCACCGGACCAGGAGCGGAGGCTATCACGGGTGCGGGGAATGATGGGATTGAGAGGGGGAACGCGGAAGAGTGCAGCGCCACCCTGGTGCTGCACGTGACCCACAACAAGGTGATCGCCACGGCGACACTGAACATGGGCTCGACCAAGGTGGCGCAGCGGGTGCTGGAGCGCCGAAAGGGCAACAGGAGCGGCTGGGTGGTCACGAAGGGCAGCGAGAAATTCGCCCAGGACGCTGGCTGGATCTCGGCGGAGTTGGCCATCCTGGCCGACCGGCTTCCCTTCCCCTTCGAGGTGGCCAACATGCTGCCGGGCCGCAAGGCCACGCAGGCAGCGGTGGCGCAGGCCGCCCAGGAGGTGGCCCATGGCTAAGTCCGTCGTGGTCTTCGGCCCGCAGGGCAGCGGCAAGAGCCTCCACGGCGCTGCCATCGCGGAGCAGCTGGGCCTACGCCAGGTGATCGACCTCGAGGACGTCCAGCTGATGGGAGAGCACCTGCAGCGGCAGGGCTTCCTGTACTTGTCGTGCAGCCAGCCATACGCCCAGCGGGCGGCGAACCTGCTCGGTACCGAAGTCGTCCACGTCAGCCATGCACTGGCCGCCATCGGCGTGAACACCAAGGAGGTGGCCCATGGCTGAGCTGCTGCTGATCGTGATCGGCCCCGCCGCCGGCGGCGCACTGCTGCACCACCTCTGGATCACCCGTCCGGCGCGCCGGCGTCACAGCGGCCTGGCCGTGGGCGAGATCCCGCAGCGGCTGCGCCGTCGGCCGCAGATGGCCGTGCGCCGCGCTGGCGGTGCCGCGTGAAGATCACGCTCCGCGAGCACACCCCATTGCGCCAGCTGCCGAGGTGCCCGAATGACCACAACGCCCGCTACATGATCGATGGGCGACGGTCTGAATCGAAGGGTGGCCACTTCATCGAATGCCGTTGTAGCACCACCGCGCGATGCCCGAGCTTCGACCTCGCTTGGGCGCACTGGCACAAAATGCACGGGTTCCGGCCTGGCGAAGCGTCAGCGCCGCCCGAGGCAAGCAATGTGGTGCAGCTGGGGCTGCGGCTGACGGGAGGTCCGGCGTAATGCAGGAGGTTGTGCCCTTCTCCGCCCTGCAGCGGCTTTGTCGCCCTGCAGGGCCGGCGCCAAGGATCTCGACGGTGTGTCGTTGGGCAGACCGTGAGGGGATCCGGTACAAGTACGACGCACAAGGCGGCATATGGACCACCGGGGCGGCGCTCAACGCCGCTCTCGGGCTGGGCAGTGCTGGTCCTGAGATGGAACGCGAAGAGGATTTGATCTGATGGGTGTCGGCAGGAAGCGCAAGTTCAACCCGGATATTCCGGCGCATATCGACCAGCTCGCGCTGCCGCGCGGGATCTACTGGCACGACGGGCGCTGGTTCATCTACACACCGCACGCTGAGGGCGGGCGACGTATCCGAAAGACTGTCGCCTACCGAAGCGCGAGGCTTTCGGATCTGCACGCCATCGTTGAAGCCCAGGTCAGCGGGCATCGACGGGGCACCTTGCGCTACCTGTTCGACCGCTTCCACGAATCTATGGAATTCAAAGAGCTGACCATCGGCACCCAGGCTGACTACCGGCGCTACGCTGATGCGTTGTCAGCCTACGTTCGCCGAGACGGCAGCAGTCTGGGCGACGTGCAGGTCGAACGCATCACTACGCCAGTGGTGCAACGTCTTGTCGAGGTGTTCGCGATGGGGCGGCCAGCCAATCGCCAGCAGCCGTCGCTGCCCGCGACACCCAGCAAGGCCAACCATCTGTTCCGCTATATGCGCCGCACGCTCGCGTGGGGCGTCCGCAACGGACACTGCACCCACAACCCGGCCGCCGGCGTTCGACAGGCCAAAGAGGCCAAGCAACACCGCATGCCGACGCCAGATGCCTACGACGTTGTCCTGGCGTTCGCACGAGAGCGCGGCGCGTTTCCATCGCACACGAAGGGCAGCTGCCCTGCATACATCGCCCCGGTCATGGTGCTGGCGTACAGTGCGCGACTGCGTGGCATCGAGGTATGCACACTGACGGACGCCCACCGGCTACAGGAGGGCGTCCATGGCCAACGCAGGAAGGGATCCCGCGATTCCGTGACCGAGTGGGATGACGCGATGACTGACGCTTGGGAAGAACTGGCCGCGCGCCGCAGCGCAATCTGGAACCGCAAGGGCCGCAACTTCGCCGTGCCGCTTCGACCCGAGCATCGCGTTCTACTGGTCGAGCAGACGGGCAACCCGATGGCAAAGTCGTCGCTGGAAAGCGCCTGGCAGCGCTTCATCACCATGGCCATGCGCGAGGGTGTCATCGAGAAACAGGATCGCTTCTCGCTCCATGGCCTGAAGCACCGAGGCGTCACAGATACCGTAGGCAATCGCGGCGACAAGCAAGATGCGGCAGGCCACCAGTCGCCGACGACGACAGGACGCTATGACCACGAAAGACCGCTGGTTAAGCCGCCACGGCGGGCAACCAAGGGGATAGCGGATGAACCGTAGCCATGCCAGGCCCAACTGGGCGTGCTACTTGATGGACTCGTCAAGAAGCGGCGTTACACATATCATAGATATGCGTTACACGCCTGAAGCAAAAATGTTCTTCTTTTACAAGAACTTATGCAACTTAAGTCGAAATAGAATTTAGGGTCATTGCAG